CGTCCTTGCTCTGCCGAGAGCCGTGCAGGCCCCGCGCCTCGATCACCTTGCGCTTGCGCAGACCCCAGAGCGCGATCGACGTGGCGTCGCGCACGATGATGTTGCGGGTCAGGTCGTCGCCGACAGTGTTCCACTTTACGTCGAGCTCGTTCGCGATGTCGTCGCCGGCGAATTCCAGATCCGGCGCGGCCAGCAATAGCGAGTCGTCCACGGTGACGACTGCCGCGGCGCCCTGCACGATCCTGCGCAGACGACGCATGCCGAGCTGTCCATCCGCGAGCACCGGCTGGAACAGGCCCAGCGGGCGCAGAATCTCCTGCTCGACGAAGCGCTTCACGTCCTGCTTACCGGGGTCCACGAAGCGCAGCGAGACGCCTGCCGTGTCGTCATCGGGAGCGTAGACGTCCAGCCCGATGCCGGTGTAGTCGGTGAGCTTCACGCTGTCCGCGCCCATGCCGGCGTTCCAGCCATCGGGCATGGTGCCGGCCTGACCGATCAGAATGCCGGTCTGCAGCGCGTAGGCGAGCTTGGGGGCCGGCATCTCGAGATAGACGATTTCGCGGACCTTCTTCCCCTTGTCCGGCGAAGTGGCCGCGGCCTCGTCGGTGGTGTGCGCTGCGGCGCGCGTGCCCAGCACGCCGCGGACGCAGTTGGTGTACGTGGTAGCGGTGGCGTCCTCCGCGAGCGTGCGGATGATCTCGTCGTCGATCTCGAAGTAGATCACGCCCTCGGTGTCCGGCGCGTCCGAGAACGAGGCGCCGTGATCCAGGCCCTCGAACAGCGTCGCGTCGATGACGGGGATCGTGGTGTCGGTGTCGCTGATGTTCGCCGCGAGCCGGGTCTCCAGCGGGTCGAGCGCATCGACGCGCTCCTCGCGCTGGACGTCGCGGCAGCTGAATGCGTAGCTCGTGCCGCCCCGACTCGCCTTGCAGGAAACGAGGATCTGCGTCGTAACCAGCTCGTAGGCCGAGAACGGGGCACGGCGGTCGCCGAGGTAGAAGCGGACGCGCTTGCCAAGCGCCCCGCGCTGCTCCGTAAGCAACTGCGTGCGCAGCCCGTCCGAAAGGCCCTGATTCGTGTCCACCGCATCGAACGACAGGGAGCCGATCTCCGCGCGGCCATCGAGCGGATACAGGCGCTGCGAGACGTTGCTTACGCTGTTGACGAGGCCGTCGAGGACGGTACCGGTGCCGGGCACCACGTCGGGATGCGAGACAACCCAGAGCACCACGCCGTCGGCGACATCGATGCGGATGGCGTAGCGCCGCTCCTTGGTCGAGCTGGCGTTGTAGGCGCCGAGGATCTTGTTGAAGACTCTCATGCGGCAGGCTGAACGCGCATGCGTACGGAGTACGTGTAAGCATCCAGCATGCCGATGCGGCGCCGGCGGTGGCGCTGAGACACAAGCTTCACCTGGTACTCGTCCACGGCGGTTCCATCCGTTGCTTCAGGGTCGAAAGTGAACACCTCGCCGCCTGCCACGGACGCAAGAAACTCCCGAAACTCTGCGAGGCGGGTGGCGGTCTCGATGAAATCAGTGCTCACGTCCCAGAAGACATCGATGCGCTGGAAGTCCGTTTCCATGGAACCGTCGAGCGAAGTGGTAGTCTCGGACTCGATGGACTCGTCTTGGTCGATTACGGCACCATCGATCACGTAGTCGTACTCGGTCTCGACCGAATGACCCGATGCCAGGCGCCGCTTCGCGGTGTAGGTGAATCGCACAGGGAGCTACCTCATGATCAATCGCTTTGTCGCCGCGGTTCTGCTGTCCATGGCATCGATGGCGTCGCACGCATGCCTAGAGTACCGCGTTGCGGTTCTCCCATACGACGCGGAGCTGACCGAGGCGCAACTGAGCGCCGCGACGACGTCTATGTTCAGGAAGGCGGAACATATGTTCAGGAAGGCGGAACAAGTGCAGAACCCGTGGGAAACGCCCGCGGACGGTTCCTGGATTCACGCACGGCACACCGATTATCTGACCCAGATGGGCGCGGAGGGGTGGCGCCTCGCGCATGTGAGCGAGACGCAGCTCGGGATCCTCCACTACCTGGAGCGGTCCTGCGATCAGGCGCCCTGACGAATGTCGATGGCCTGGCGGCTATCGGGGTCGATCATCACGACGTCTCCCTCAGCGGTCAGCACCCTGAGACGGCGAGCCATGGCCATGGCGATCTCGTCGCCGCCGTCCGCGACGATCTCCAGACGCATGACGCTCGAAGCAGCGTTCTGAGTGGACTCCTGCACCTGAGTCGCGGGGTTCGGCGGGAGCTGAGGCGGCGCCCCACCACCGAAGCCGCCTCCGAACCCGCCGCCGATCGACCCGCCGCCACCACCTCCGCTTCCGACGCCGGCGCCCTGGGCGATACCGGTGGCGGCGATCAGTCCCGCGCTGATGGCAGAGTGCGCGACCATCTTGGCTGCGATGGCTTCCCCAGCCGGGAACGGGATCGTGGCGCGCGCGAGCATGGCTGCTTCCTGGCCTCGGATCAGCACGTTCGCGATCGCCTGGCCTTTCGTGATCGCGAGCAGTGCCAGCGCAGCGCCTTTCGATTCACCAGCGAACATCTGGAGCAGTCCGACCGCCTGCTGCGCTGCCGATTTCTTGAAGCCGATGAGGGTCTGCTGGAGCTGCTGCTCGGTGGCGGCCTGCTGCTGCGCTGACTGCTGCGCGATCTTCGCGATGCGCGCTTCGCTGGCGGCGACCGCGTTCTCCTTTGCCTCGCGGAACTGGTCCTCCAGCTCCTTAGTCATCGCGTTGTTGTCGATGAGCATCTGCCGGTCGGTTTCGATCTCCTCCAGTTGCCGGTCGCGCCGGAACTGCTCGAGCTCCAGCCGCCGATCCTCGTCACCGAGACGCATCTCGTGGAGCCGGTCGAACATCTGCTGCGCGGCCTCGATACGGGCTTCGGCGTCGAACTCCGGTCCGGATGGCGCGTCGGGCACCTCTCTGGGGTCGGGCACCTCTGGGGGTTCGATGCCCGGCAACGTGATGGGCTGCAGGCCGGGGTCCGTGGCGCGACGCGATCGCTCGAGCAGTCCCTCCAGCGTCTGGATATCGGATCGAGTCTCCTCGATCAGCGGGTTCAGCGTGCTGTCACGCCGGCCGCGGCGCGGACCGCTCTCAAGCCGATCCAGCCGCTCACGAAGCGCAACGAGTGTCGCCTCCAGCGCAGGTGTGTTGCCGAGGAAGTCCTTCAGCTCGTCGCCGAGCGCCTTCGCGTCCTCCTGCAGGGCAGACAGCCGACCCGCGCGGCGCGCGCCACGCGAACCCCGGCCTTTCGCGCCCTCCTGGCCCTCCAGCGTCTCGATCCGGTCGTTGACCGTGTCCATGTCCGACAGGACGTCGAGGACGTTGCGGCTGCCCGCAGCCAGGCGGGAGGTCAGCCCATCCAGCGCCGAGATCGCCGCGCGCACCTGGCCCTCGATCAGCTCGCCGAGGCCCTGGCCGGAGATTTGCCGGAACAGTCCGTCCCATGAGTCGCCGAGGTTGCTGATTGCGCCATCCAGGGTGTCGGTGCGCTCCGCCATCGCCCCGGCGAACTCGGTCTCGCCCAGGCCGATCAAGAACTCCTCGATCGCCGCGGCCTCGTTGGCGACCCTCGTCGTGATGCCCCGGAACGTGAATGCGATCGTGTCGCCTTCGTTCTTCGCGCGGATCCCGAACTCTTTCAGGCGCTCGAACTCGGCGGTAGCCGCGTCGGCGACCGCCTCGATCATCTGGTCCAGGTCCTTGCCCATGGCCGACGCCGTGTCGCCATAGGAGCGCATGGCGCGCTCGGAGGGGGTGAGCCCGAGGTTCGTCAGCTTCACGAACGCCTCGATCGACTGCTCGAGGGCGAACGGGGTCTGAGCCGCGAAGCGCTCCAGCTGATCGAACGCAACAGCCGCCGCGCCGACGCTGCCCGTGGCCGTGCGCAACTGCGCGTTGAGGATGTCGGTCTGGCGGGTGATGTCCACCAGCTGACGGGCAAGCTGCGCGCCGCCGAAGCCGGCACCGAACGCCAATGCGATGCTGCCGGCACGCTTCGCGACGGCGCCCAGCCGCGACTCGACCTTGTTGAGCACGGCCTTTGTGCGATCGTCGGCCGTGAGGAGGAATCTAGCCTCTGTTGATCTGGCCATCGATCACATCCATTGCTTCAACGAATCGGGCGGGCTGATCCAGGATGCCGCCCGCGTAGGGCAGAAAGCCGGACTTGTAGTGCCGGTAGAGCCGGATAAACTCCCAGCTCGCGGGGCTAACCAACTGGCGCAGGCAGCGGTTGGTCTCGATCACGCCGGGGATCTTCCACTTCGCGTGCTGCTCCGAGAAGCCGGGCGCGACCCCATCGACGCACGTGCAGTTACCGCAGTCGAAATCCTTCAGATTCTGCGCTACTTCGACTGCGATTCGGAGTTTCCCAGCGGGGACTCCTCGGCATCCTTGGCGCCGGATGGGAGAACGGAGATCATGAATATCTCGTTCACCAGCGCGCCTGCGTAGTCAGGCGTCAGCACGTCCAGCACGTCCGCCGAGAACGGGACAGGGGTGCCGTTGGCGTCCTCGATGCCCTCCCAGCCCAGCAGGCCGGCCTTCAGGAAGCGCACCTGCTGCTCGCCAGACACGCGCGAGACGGACCGTGCGTCCGCCAGGGCGTGCGTCAGGTCGATCTTTTCGCTCAGCTTCAGCGGTCGGATGTGAAACTTCTCCGGCTGGTCCTCGAACGGTTGGAACCAACGCGGGGTGAGGCCGGTATCGACTCTCATGGGCTCTCCGATCAGGTGAACAGCAGGGTGGCTTCGTCGTCGCCGGAGCTCTCCGCGGCGCCGTAGGTGAGGTCGATCGTCCGGATGCCATCGCGATCACCTCGCGACATCTCGCGATAGGACACCGCAGGGTGATTGAGCGCCCAGCGGTTGCCGGCGGTGTCGCCGATCGAGCCGGTTGCAACCGCCATCGCCGCGCCGGATCGCCATTTGCCGACCCAGTCCTCCGTGGCGACGGGCTCCATCTCCGGGTCGATCGTGCCCACGACGTCACGGCCGGTGATCCGGATCGCGGCGTAGCCATCTGCAGCGTTGACCGAAGGCGGCATGGACACCTGGTTCTGCAGGTCCATGGTGAGATTGCTGACCACACCAGCGTGGCTGTCGATCACGAACGTGGCGT